CTTTATCAATACGCCCACGCCTTACACTTATGCAGAGTATCCTGTGCAGATTGCTTTTGAATATGGGCACGCTACCCCTCCTGCATTGATGGTGCATGCTGCAAAGCTGTTAGCTGCGCATCTGTATGAAAACAGGCAGGAAGTAACCGACCGCACCAGCTTTCAAATTAAGCTAGGCATAGAGGCTTTAGTAAGCCCATTCCGTAACATTTTGCAGCCATGAAACAGGCAGGCCGTAGGGATAGGCTTATTAGCATCATGAGGCAAAGCACCACGCTAGACGATTACGGCAGCGTGAGCGGGAACACATGGACAGAGTTTAAACAGCTTTGGGCTGAGCTGCTACCTAGGGGCAGCCGGGCGGCTGTTGAGAATGTGGCTGCTTATCAGCTCTTTCCTGAAGCTAGAACTGTCTTTATTGTAGACCACCCGGATCCAGGATCCGCAGGCAGCTCTGAGATGATTCTGCACACTGACCGGGTGTACTGGGATGGCCGGCAGTTTTTTATTCAAGGCTTTGAGGAAATCGGCAGGCGTAACGGGCTGCGGATTTATTGCACAGAGAAAGGCGATGGAATTTCGTAGTGAGTGGCAAGGGCTCGAAAAGCTGCTACGGGATACCGAAAAGCTCGCCAACCTTCACGGCAAGAAAACTAGAGAGCTTAGAGCAATCAATAAAAAAGCTGCACAGTATGGCGTAGCACCTTATAAGTCTGCTATCCATCGCGGCAAGTTGGTTAGGGTGCGTAGGTCAGGCGCTAGCTCAGCACGCTGGGAGGGCGGCAAGCGTGGGCCAGCTCAGGACATTATGCCGGGCACCTTGAAACGTAGCATTAAAGTTATCCAGCCAGCTAACGGCACAAATGTGTGGCTAGGCCCTAAGAGCACCGCAACCTTTAAAAAGAAAGGCCTTAAGCAAATCAACCGCAGCGATGCCTGGTTTAGTGATATTGTGAATGCAGGCCGCGAGAGGTACGGGCCGGGCAGAAATCGGAATTTTGCCAGCAAAGGCATAAAGCGTGCGCAGCGTGCTATTTTGCCACATCTCAAAAGGATGCATAAGAGTTTCATTTTAAAACACTTCTAACATGGAAACAGGTAAAGCTATCTACAGCATCCTCACAGATGCGGATCTTACAGGCGGCGCAACCGTGCACCCGGAGGTAGCGCCTGAAAACGCAGCCTTTCCTTTTGTTGTTTACAGCATTCAGAATATTGCACCTAGCAATCAGAAGCAGACTACCAGCACGCTAGACGAGAGCACCCTAGAAGTTTATGTAATGTCTAACAACTACGGGCAGTGCATGGATGTGGCTGCAGAGTGCAGGGCTGAGCTAGACAGAAACGCAGGAAGCTTTAATGGGGTAGAGGTGCAAAGCATCCAATTTGACACAGCAGAAATATCCTACAGCGAGCCGCAGGAATGTTATTACGTAGAACAGATTTACACTGTACGTGTGCTGCGTACAGGGCAGGCTCCTGCATCCACTTTGCTACCGCTCAACGCAGCAAGCATTACCATTCAAGAGGTAGACAGCAGCCCGCAATTTGGCTGCAGCGTTTTGAAGTTTCCAAACGGCACGCTGACCATAGATCAAAGCGGCGGCGCTGGTTCCGGAGTCGCTAATTACACCCCTGTGTGGGAAGTAGCAAGCTTTCGCCCTGACACTACGCACATGCAGGGCGGTGCATCTCAGATAGATTTCAGCAGCCAAAGCGCACAGGCTTTGCCTTTTGATTTTGACCTAGACAGCTCAGGCAGCGGCATTAGCCATAACGCAGGCGGCAGGATCCTGGTTACTGTAGACGGCTGGTACCGCTTCACCTGCTCTGTGATTTTTGACAGCGACACACAGCACCACAGCCCGCGCATGCATTACACTATTGAAGGCCAGCAAACTTTAGGCTCAGCAGGCGGCAGCATTATCGCTCAGCACCAAGTAAATAACCAGCCTATAAATCTCAGCCGGATGCTGTACGTTACAGCGGGCCAAAGGGTGAGCGTTGTGGCTTATGATGAAAGCGATAAAACGCAAGCAATGTACGTAAGTGAGGCCGTGCTAGATGTTGAGCGGATGGCATAAATGCTTATCTTTGAGACAGATGGAAATCTTAGCAAATCACTGGGCAGAGATTCTGCTGGCACTTATCACTGCAGCGGATGTAATCGTTAGCGCAACGCCTACCAAAAAAGATGACAGGGCACTGGGCTATCTTAGAATCATTGTGCAAACCATCGCAGGAAAGAAAAAAACTAAATAACCATGGCAATCCTTAACGGCACATCTTTTAAGATTACAACGCTAGCAGGCGTATCTGCCGCAGCTACAGAAACTGAAGTATCATTGAGCTTCAGCCAGAGCACGCGCGAAGTAGTCACTAAAAACAGTAACGGCCTGCGCTCTGTTTTGCCGGGCGTAACTAGCTGCAGCGGTAGCTTTACAGCTTTGCTCGACGATGGTGACTATGCAGATTGGAACACCATCGCGCAAACGATGACAGCCGCAAGCGCACGCAGCACAGCTACCTTTACCATCGGAGTCACGGGCTTTACCGCTGATATTCCGGGCGTGCTGACAGAGCTCACTTTCTCTGCTAGCACAGAAGAAAATACAACCGTCAGCGGCAGCTTTGAGCTCAACGTAGATTCTGACCTGACAGCATGAGGATAGAGCTAGGCGGTGAGCAGTACACCCTGCGGGCAACTATGCTAGCTGTACAAGAGGCTGAGCAAAAGGAAGGCATCCAACTGCACAGCATTGAGGGCCTAGTGGACACAGCTAAGCTGCTCTACTATTTTGCTAAGCATGGTGCTAAGGCTGAGCGCGAAAAGTTCACCGTGAGCATGTCCACTTGGCTAGAGGGCATCGAGCTTAACCAACTGCACTATCTCACTCAAGTGCTCAGCTCCTTAATCTCAGAGGATGACAGCACCGAGGCTGAAGGGAAAAAAAAAGGGGAGCGGTAAGCCACTCACCTTTACTGATATGATGCAGATAGGGCTTGGGCAGTTACGCCTGAGCCCTTCTGCGTTTTATAGCATGACGGTTAAAGAGTTTACAGCTGCCATGCGTGGGGCGTGGGATTTAGAGCAGCGAGGCTATCAGCAGCAGTGGGCCCAAACCCGATGGCTTGCAACGCTACTGCTGCAGCCACACAGCAAGCGTAAGCTACAGCCCCAGGATCTTATTCGCTTTGATTGGGAGCAGCAGAGTAAAACAGCAGATAACACAGAGGGCATTAACATTCTAAAAAGGATAAGCGGAAATGGCACAGCGTGACCTAACCCTTAACATTGGGGCTAATACAAGAGACCTAAACCAAGCGCTTGGCCGCATGCGCTCAGATGTGCGCAAGGCTACGGGCAACGTGCAGGCCATGATGAAGCAGGCAGGCCAGCAGATGACCGCTGCGCTTACCTTGCCCCTGGTTGCCTTTGGCGCAAATAGCATTAAGACTTTTGCCAGCTTTGAGCAGAGCATGGCAAAGGTTAAAGCTGTCAGCGGTGCTACTGCTGGAGAGTTTGAAGATCTCACGGCCAAAGCCAAAGAGCTTGGCGCTAGCACGCGCTTTACTGCAAGCGAGGTAGCCGGGCTCATGCTCGAATACTCAAAGCTGGGCTTCAGCAGCGACGAAATCCAAAAGGTCACAGGCGCTACCCTAGCCCTTGCACAGGCTACGGATTCTGACCTGAGCCAGGCGGCTATGGTGGCAGGCTCTACGCTCAGAGGCTTTGGCTTAGAGGCTGACCAAACCGGGCGCATGGTGGATGTAATGGCTGCAGCCTTTAGCAGCTCAGCGCTAGACATAGATGCATTTCAGGCTTCTATGAAGTTCGTCGCTCCTGTCGCTAATGCTGCGGGGGTATCGCTAGAAAACAGCACCGCCATGCTTGCGGCTTTGGCAAACGCAGGCATCAAAGGCAGCCAAGCAGGAACAGCACTACGCCGGATCTTTACGGAGATGGCAGACACAGGTTTGCCTGCTGCCGATGCCATTAAAAAGCTAGCGGCTGAAGGCATCGAGCTGGCAGATGCAAAGGATGAGGTAGGGCGTAACGCTATGAGCGCGCTGCTGGTGCTGACGAAAAGCATTCCGGCTATTGAGCAGCTGACCACGCAATATGAAAACAGCGAGGGCGCGGCTAAGGCTATGGCCGCCATAATGGATGACACTACCGAGGGAGCATTTAAGCGCATGGGATCAGCTATTGAGGCTGTCAGCATCAGCTTTGGCGAAGCCTTCGCGCCTGCTGCTAATATGGTAGCAGATTTGGTGGCAGGGCTAGCTCAGGCTTTCTCTAAGATCCCCGGCCCTGTGCGCTCACTGCTTGGTGTGCTCGGTTTGCTCACTGCTGCTGCTGGCCCGCTGTTGCTGTTAGGCCCGCAGCTGATTGCAGCGGCTCAAGCTTTTGCTGTGTTTAAGGCTGCCGTAGTTAGCAGCCGCTTGGCTATGCTGGCCTTAAATCCTTTATTTCCGCTGATGCTGGTGGGTGTTACAGCTGTCTCTGCTGCCTATGTCATCTATAACGCGCGGATGAATAAAGCCAAGCGCGTAAATGAGCAGCTGACTAAATCAATCAATAAAGCCCGCACAGCTCACAAGAAACTAAGCGGGGAGCTTAAAGGTAAAGCCGCTACTGAGAGCACCGAGAACCTCAAGAAAAGGCTGGCAGAACTAGATGAGCAGCTAAAAGAAAATGAGAATGTAGTGCAGGAGGCCACTGCTGGCGTGGATATCTACGCTAGGCTTAACGGGGAAGCAGCCGACCAGATTAATAGGGTAAGCGGGCAGCTACTAGCCAACAGCGGGGCGAGTAGAGAAAACATCGCAGCACATGCTGAAATTGCAAAGGTTCAACAGGAGCGTAATATTATCCTGGCAGAGCTGCAGGATAGGCTAGATGCCACAACCGACAGCACCGAGGATGAGACAGATGCAGTGATAGCTTTAAGCGCTGCGCAGGAGCGGCTCAACGAAGCCATGAAGGCAGGCGAAAAGCTTGGCTTAGATCCTGATAAATTGAACGTAGGCGGATTGCTTGCAAAGCTAGGCGAAGGTGCCGACGATGGAAGCAGCAGCGCCTTTGCTTCTATGTTTACCCTGTCAGATGAGCAGATAGCAGAGGCAGATGCTAGCGTACAGAAAACAGTAGACAACGCAAAGCAGAAGCTGCAAGATTTCCAAAGCCAAATGCAGAGCTTTGGGATGTCCATTGCTGGCGGCATTCAGTCTGTATTTACCCAGCTTGCTGACGGCACTAAAACCTTTGGGCAAGTAATGGGGGACATGCTCAAGCAAATGCTAGTAAAGCTGGTGGCTATGGTGGCTGCCTTTGCCATCCTTACGGCACTAACAGGCGGCCAAGGCATGCCCAGCCTAGCGGGCTTTTTAAAAGGCGGCTTTGGCATACCGGACAGCTTTACGCCGATGGCCGATGGCGGAATAGTCAGCGGGCCCAGCCACATTCTCGCGGGCGAGTATCCCGGAGCGTCTAATAACCCGGAAGTAATTGCGCCCCTGAGCAAATTAAAGGATATGATAGGAGGCGGCAACCTTACTGCTAGGGTAAGCGGTAGAGATCTGCTGTTTACCGAGAACCGAGATAAGAGGCATGCCCGCAGGCAGTACACCAGCACCCTAGTATAATGCAGACACGATTCTATGCAGAGTTTACAACGCGCGAAGGCAACACCTTTAGCGTTAATATCCTCGACGATGATTTTACAGGCACAGCTGCAGAAAGCAGTGTGGCCCCTCCCGGATTTGAGCTGGAGTATTTTGGCGGGCAGGATGTTTACAGCCCGCTCATGCCTAGCACTTGCCGGGTGCCCTGGATCATTCAAACAACAGCAGAAGAAACTTTCCTCGCTGAGCTCGCCGATTTTCAGGAGGGCAGATTTCTCATTGAGATAGTAGAAGACCCTGACGGCACAGCGCAAAGGCATTGGATAGGGGTGATGAGCCCGGAGAGTATAGAAATTCCTGACGCTGCTCTGCCCTATACTATTGGGCTAGAAGCTGTCTGCGGCTTGGCGCTACTTAGCCGCAAACAGTACGACACCAGCCAGCAGTTTTCCGGTGCTCTAGAAAACAGCACTCTAGATCATATTCTAAACGCGCTAAGAGCCATACCCGGCAGCACTACAGACATCTTTCCGCTGTCGAGCACTATGCTGGTCACGGTAACAGATGTGCGCCCTGATACAGGCACGAGCACCGATAACTTCATGCAGCATGTTTTCTTTCAGGCTGCTACAAATGACATACTTCAGGGCCAAAATACAGTGGGCACCTATGAGGATATGCTGGTGCAGATATGCATCATGATGAATGCGCGGCTGTATCAGCGTGAAGGTGTTTGGATGCTTCAGAGCATTACGCGCAGCATGACGGCTGTTAACTTGATTACTGACGTAAGA